AGAGTCAATGGTGCGAACAGCGATTAGCCACACGGCGCAGGGCGTGCGGGAGTCCTACTACAAAGCCAACAGCGAAATTGTTGCCGAGGTTAGCTGGCTAAGCACGCTGGATGGTAGGACTAGCGCCCCTTGTAGGCTGCGCGACCGCCTCATTTACACCAATGACGACGATCACGCCCCTGTTGGCCACAAGGTTCCTTGGCTCAGCGGGCCTGGCAAGCTGCACTGGTGCTGCCGCTCGACCTCGACTCCGATCATCGCAAGCTATGAAGCCTTGAAGCAGGCTAAGGGGCTGCCAGAAGGTGTCAGGGCTAGCATGGATGGTCAGGTGCCGCAGTCAACGAACTATGGCGAATGGATCAAGTCGCAGGGCGCGGCAAGGCAGGATCAGGTGCTTGGCCCGGCGCGCGGCAAGCTGCTGCGTGATGGCGGCCTGGACATTGACGCCTTTTACAATGACAAGGGCGTATTTTTAAATCTTGATCAGCTACGCGAGCAGGACGCCGCGGCATTCGGCCGGGCGGGCTTGTAGTTTTCCGCGCCACGTTTAACGCGCTCACAAAACGTAGCGCGCACTTTCACAGCCTCGGCATTCGCCGGGGTTTTTGCATTCTGGAGAAGACCTTGAACGACCAAGCTATTGAGCAAGAGATTCAAGCTAAGGGACTATCCGCGCCACGTATCACCCCAGCGGACGTAACCATGAACATTCAAAGCGAGCACTATTTCACCGCTGGCGATGGAGTTGTAGGTGTAAAACCTGGTTGCGCCGTTTGCTACCCGGCATCCCTTGGTCTGCTGACCTTCTGCGTCTTGGTGCTGCAAAACGGCTTCACTGTTACCGGTGAGAGCGCATGCGCCAGTCCGGAGAACTTCGATCCGGAGATTGGCCGCAAGATCGCCCGCCAGAATGCCGAGCAGAAGATCTGGCCACTGATGGGCTACGAGTTAAAGCAGCGGCTGCGCGACGCGAAGTAACTGACCAACGTATGAATCAGCCTCGGCCACTGCCGGGGCTTTTTATTGCCTGTCTGTTCGGATGAGCGGGGCGCACTGGGCCGGATGGCCCGACAACTGGCCGGATGGCCTAGAGAGACGAAATGAAGCTGAAGCTCGATGAAAACGGCAACGCGGTTCTGCAAGATGGCAAGCCTGTCTATGTCCATGAGGACGGCAAAGAGGTGGCATTTGATGCTCCTGGCACCGTGGCCACCATCACGCGCCTGAACTCCGAAGCCAAGGGCCACCGCGAGCGCGCCGAGAATGCTGAGAAGGCCGTAAAGGCTTTTGAGGGCATTGACGATCCTGCCGCAGCCAAAAAAGCCCTGGCAACCGTAGCCAATCTCGACGCCAAAACACTGGTGGATGCCGGTGAAATCGAGAAGGTTAAAGCCGAAATCAGTAAAGCCTTCCAGCTCCAGTTGGACGAAGTGACCGGCAAGGCGCAGACCTTCGAGCAGCAGCTGTATGCCGAGAAGATCGGCGGCAGCTTCTCCCGCTCGAAGTTCATCGCCGACAAGCTGGCTGTTCCGGCTGACATGGTTCAAGCCACGTTCGGGCAAAACCTGAAAGTTGAAGACGGCAAGGTGGTCGCTTACGACGCCCAAGGTCAGAAGATTTTCAGCCGCGCACGCCCTGGTGAGCTTGCCGACTTCGACGAAGCTATCGAAACACTCGTCTCGCAGTACCCGCACCGCGACCACATCCTGAAGAGTTCCGGCGCCAATGGCGGCGGCGCTCAGAACGGCGGTGGCAACAACCAAAACACCAAGGGCAATTTTGGCGGGGGCAAAGAAGACCGAGTCGCCGCTATCAAGGCCATGACCGCAACCAGTTAAGGAGTCACCATGTCCCTGTCGAACATGAAGGTATTCAACGATTACCTGAAGAAAATCACCATCGAAACTCTGACGCAGGACGTTGCGAAGTTCAACGCTGCCTCCGCAGGCACCATCCGCTTGACTACCCAAGGTATCGACGGCGACTTCCTGCAAGAGTCCTTCTGGGCTGGCCTGCACGGCGCGCAACGTCGTGTAGACCGTTACGCTGCCAACGGTGCTCAGGCAGCAACTCCGCTTGCTCAGAAGCAGTACGACTCTGTGAAGATCGCAGGCGGGTTCGGCCCGATCCTGTGGGAGCCTTCGCAACTGTCGTGGGTTCAGAAGAACCCCGAAGAAGCGCTGGAGGTGATCAGCCGCAACCTGTCCGACGCCATCATGTCGGATCAGTTGAACACCGCCATCGCCGCCCTGGTCGCTGCCATCGGCAACCAGCCGGGCGCTACCAACGACGTTTCCGCCACTGCCGGCTTGAACTACATCGCTATCAACAACGCGCACGCGCTGTTCGGTGATGCTTCGCAGCGCCTTGTCGCCCAGGTTATGACCGGCGCCATGTACCACAAGTTGCTGGGTCAGAACCTGGCCAACGCTGAGCGCCTGTTCAGCTTCAGCGGCGTGCAGGTGGTCGATATTCTCGGCAAGGCCGTGATCGTTACGGATGCGGCCGCTTTGTTCGAGGCGGGCACTCCTGACAAGCAGAAGGTGTTGAGCCTGGCTGACGGCGCGGCGGTGGTGATGGACGGTTCCGACCTGATTACCAACATCGAAACCTCCAACGGTAAGGAGCGCATCGAAACCACCATGCAGGCTGATTACACGTTCGGCCTGGGCCTCAAGGGCTTCACCTGGGACACCGCCAACGGTGGCAAATCTCCGACCAGCGCTGAGCTGGCCACGGGCACCAACTGGGATCTGGTTGCGAACAGCATCAAGGGCTCGGCTGGTGTAATCACGATTGGCGATGCTGCCAAGTAATCGAGCGGGCGGCCTTCGGGTCGCCTGAACTATCTGCAAGGAGTCCGTCATGGGCGAGAAAGTCATTTACGAGAAACACCCGGTCACTGCTGAGCGTAAAGCTGAGCTGCGCCAGAAGGGCTACAAGATCATTGATGCCCAGTTTGCGCCGGCTGATTACAAGCATCCCGAGCCGATCAAAGCTGGCAAGTCCAGCGGTGGCAACAAGCCGAAAACCGAAGCAGAGAAGCAGGCCGCACACTCCGCAGAAGTCGAAGTGGTCAAGTCTGCGCTGACTGCCAAGAGCATCGAGTTCACCGCAGAAGCCACCCTCGATGAGCTGAAAAAGCTACTGGACGAGGCCAAGTAATGACCATTTACATCACCGTTGCGCAGGTTAACGAACTGCTCGGGGCTACCTGGGTGCCAGAAGATCAGAAAGCGCGCGCGGTGCTGATGGCTAATACCTGGTTAACCAATCTCGGCTTGCCTGAATTCGACCCGGTCCCGGGTGACGTGATCCAGGCAGGTGCAGAGATCGCCCGCGAGGCCGCAGCAGGCAACATTTACGGCAGTGTTGAGACCGGCGTGCTGAGCAAGTCGGTTGATGCTGATGGCGTGTCGAGCAGCAAGTCTTACTCGGCATCGTCTCGCAAAATCAGTGCCGGCGAGTCGTTCGCCATGGCGCTGCTGTCCCACTACTTGAGTGGTAACAATGGGCAGACCAAGATCGTGAGGGGCTGACATGGGGCTGCGCGACGAACTACAGGCAGATCTGGCCGAAGCATTCAGCACAGACTTGGCGGACGCTGTACTGCCATTCACGGGCACCTACACAGTGCCCGGCGCATGGGACCCTGTGACCGAGACGGACACCAGCGTCGAGGCGACTTACACCGGGCGCGGCGTGCTGGGCAAGTACGAAACCAGACGCATCGACAATATCAACATTTTGTCGAGCGACCTGAAGCTGACGGCGCTCACCAACGAGGTGACTGACCGCCCGGCCGAAGGCCATACGATCAAGGCTCCGGATCTGGCAGACCGCACTCAGTTGGTCAGCTACCTGGTGAAGGCGGTTCAGGTTGACCCGGCGTCCGCCACGTTTCGTATTCAGCTGAGGGCAACCTAATGGCCATGCGTGGAAGCTGGAGTGTGCCGCCCAGCCTATTTGCTGACGTAGTTGAAGAAGACCTAACGAAGCGAGTTCGCACTATTGCCCTCGCAATGCTTCAAGAGATCGTGCTGCGTTCTCCTGTTGATACCGGTCGGTTCCGAAACAACAACATCGTAAGCATCGTCAGCCCCGTTTATGCGTCCACGGTTGAGACTGATGCCTCTGGTGCAGGGACTATCTCCCGCGGCGCAGCTGCAATGAGCGGCCTTGAGCCTTATACGACGGTATTCATTCAGAACAACCTCCCTTACGCGCAAAGGCTTGAAGATGGTCACTCTAAGCAGGCGCCTCCAGGCGGAATCTACGCAGCCTCATTCCACGGCGTATCACAGGCGTTCAAATAATGACCTTTGAGCAGATCCGCAACATCATCACCACGCGAATGACTCAATGGACTGGAATCCCTGCAAGTGATGTTGATTACCCCAACTCGCCGCAGCCCTTCAATCCTGCTGGGCGGGCGATATGGGCGCGATTGGCGGATATTCCTGCGCTGTCCTCAACCCCTGAAATTGGCTTAAGCCCGAAGGTGCGCCGTACAGGGTTGATCGTCGTTCAACTGTTTGTCCCGAGTTATAAGGGCACGCTGACCATTACGCGGGCCGCAGACGCGCTCGTCCAGCACTTCGAGTTCTTCAGTGAGGCTGGCTTTGACTGCTACGCGGCATCGGCTACGAGTGTCGGCGATGACGGCAACGGCTGGTATCAGGTCAACATCCAAATTCCTTACCGGGCCTACTGAGGTCTCTGGAGAGCATCAATGCAAAGCAATGACTACGTACCTGGTATGGCCGGCCTAATGGTCAACCTGAAGACGGGCGAGTTCGAACTGAACAGCTCCAAACTACAGGTGGGGATGCTTCCAAGCGATCCGCAGCAGATCACCATCACAGCCGGCGAGTGGCCCGACAACGAACTGCCCTCCAATGCAATCGAGCGCTATGCCTTCATTGGTGCCGAGCTGGAGAAGATCCCGGCAGAGTTCCGCGAAAGTGCAGAGTTCACGACAGAGGACTTCTCGTTTGATCGTGATGGCTCCGACTACCGCACCACGCTGACCTATGCTCGCCAAGAAACTCAGGATGAGGCCAAGGCTCGTCATGAGAAGACTAAGGCGGCTGGCACGCGCATCAGCCTGGTAGGCGGTGTTCTGAGCATCTCGCACGATGGAGTTCTGCGCACTCAGATTGACGGCGTGCAAAGGGATGAGAAGCCTGCTCCGTTCATCATTATCGATGGTGTCATGTACATCAACGGTGCTTGTATCAAGGAGGCTTCGATAGAGGGAAGCCTCCCCGTGATCTATACGCTCAAAGCCCGAGCGCTCAACGGTTATTAACCTAAACCCCAGTTTGAAAGCAGGCCGCCAGTGGGCGGTTTTTTTACGCCTATCGATAGGAGAAGCACCCAATGAGTTCAGGCGCCAAGAACAGAACGGCCTACGTCGAAGAGGTGACGCAGGGCGTGACCCCGGCCATGGGCTGGAAGGAATTGATCCGAACCTCTTACGGTCTCGGACCTAAACAAAACACCGCCGAGAACAATGAGATCTCGCAAAACCGGATGAGCCAAGGCACTACCGCGACCACCGTTGATGTTGCGGGCGAAATCGGCATGAAGTGGCGCTACGGCGGCGCAATTGATGACTTCCTCGAATCCTGCTTTGGTAGCCGCTGGGCGGGCGATACGCTGACCATGGGTGATGAGCGCATCAGCTACTCGGTTGCGTCATTTGCAAGTGACGTGCTGGTGTCCTCAATTGCGCGCGGCGCACAGGTCGGCAGCATGGGCTTCACGTTCGGCACCGACGACGACATTACCGTCGCTGTGAACCTGACGGCCACGGGCTGGGCGGGCAAGGTTGACGCTACGCCTTACTTCTCAGCAGCAGCTCCGGAAGTAGGCACCGAACGCTTCAACTTCAAGGACTTCACCTCCTTGACCCTGGATGGCGTTGAAGCAACGCCCGGCAGTGGCACCTGCATCAGCGCTATGGATCTGACGTTTGATAACAACGTACAGACCCAGCGCTGCATCAATAACGGCGCCTACATTGGCAACGTGATCCCGACAACCTTCACCGCGAATGGCTCCGTCACAATTGCCTGGTCTGCCGCCTCTTACGCGCTGTGGATCAAGCAGCAAACGGGCGGCGCCATCGCCCTGAGCTTCACCATTGAGAATGGCGAAGGCAGCTACACCATCACCTTGCCAGAAATGGAAGTTAACGGTGACTGGCCGGACGGCTCAGCAACTGATGTGGTCGAGGTGACCCTGAACGTCTCCGCGCGGCGCATCCCCCCAACGATCACTCGCAAGGCAGCCGGTGCTTAGTCCGCCGACCAGCCAAGTACAAAATTAACCACGGGTAGCCGCCTGCAACTGGGCGGCGAAGGATCGACATGGCATTTATTCTCAAGAAAAAAGACGTGATGGACACCATCAGTACGCGATGGATTGAGCCAGCGCCGGGTTTGCGTTTGCTGATTGGTTCGACGGCGCGTCCTGGTTACAGCAGCGATTTCCGACAGATCCAGCGTCACTTGGATGCTGCAGCGCGTCAGTTGGGTGTCGGCACGGGCGACTTCGACATCCTGAAAAAGACTGACTACGACATTCCTGATCCGGACGTGCTGTTTATCGACCTGGCCTGTAAGCACCTCATCCTTGACTGGGAAGGCGTGGCCGAGGCGGAAGACCCAGACACGCCCGCACCGTACACCCCGGAGCGTGGTCGCCTGCTGATCGAGCAGATGCCGGAGATTTACTT